CACAATCAACGGCAAGGTAGGGCAAGAGCCTGAACTGCGCTACACCCAAGGAGGCATGGCAGTCTTAACATTCTCCGTTGCCGACACATACGGCAAAGATGACAAGAAGAAAACAACATGGCACAATGTCACCGTGTTCTCTAAACTTGCAGAGAATGTAGCCAACACCATTGCCAAAGGTTCAACTGTCATAGTCGTAGGTCGCTACGAACAAGACGAGTTCACCAAGAAAGATGGAACCAAAGGCAAGAGCCTGAAGTTAATCGCTGATGAAGTCGGTGCGTCATGTCGTTGGAACTCTTGGGTTCAAGACAACACCGAAGCAACGATGCAGCAAATCGGACAGGTATTTCCTACCGCCTCACAGGTATCAGAAGACGAGTTCTTCTAATGTCTGACCCACTGTCAATGTCATTTGATATGTGGATGGAAGTTGGCTTAAGACAGGGGTGGGTAACACCACCTCTGTGCCACACCCACGATGGGCTACCCACCACACCTGATGAAGACCAATCCTTTGAGGACGGTGACGACATCTGTATCCACATCTTGCGTCTCTATGCAAACCCACAAGAGAAAGCAGACTGTGAAGAAAACCACTCGCCAACGGTATGGCGCAATCCATTCCCCGAACTTAGACCCATACCCTGACCAGAAATCCTGCGACCATTGCGGGACAGTAGCCCGTGCCCTTGTGGTGTGGACGCATGAACAGATAGCCGACTGCGGTTGCGCTTGCCATTGGGCAAGACGACATGACTCAACGAAGAAGAAGAACAAGTGAAACGCTGGCAAGATGATGCGCATTGTAAAGGGTTAGATACCAATATCTTTTTCCCCGAAGTGTTCGGTGACCAGCAGAACGGAATGATATGGGAGCAGGCTAAAAGAATCTGTCGTGCCTGCCCTGTCACCGATGAATGTCTTAAGTCCGAACTTTCCTTTGAGCAGGTGAGTGGCAGGCGTAACGGTATGTGGGGTGGGCTTACACCCAAGGAACGGGAGCAGTTTGTCCGTAACCCTATGAACATACGCATGACAAAGCCCTAGCCATCGGGAAGGGGAACCGACGACTAGGGCAAATCAAGTGTATCAAATCAGATAAGTATTTTTCTTACCTCATACTGATACCGCCATGCTACCTCACAACTTTCCATTTGCATACGGGCTATGTCCTCTGAAGGAAACAACGAAGCCATGTTCAGGGTCTTAGTCCACTTCCACACCTCGTCCATGTCCCAACGGAAATACTTGACAGTCCTACCGCCCACCTCATAGGTGACAACCCAACGGTACGGGTCATGCACATAGTCGTCCGTTGTTTTGGGTTCACGGAACACTATCTTTTCTCCGAGGATTAACTGTCTTAAGACACGATGTAATGTCCGCACTAGAACGGTTCGGCTGTCCAGTAGTTCTCGTCACGCCCGCTACACACAGGACATAAGTCAGCAGGTGACCCATGCAGGGTGTCGTAGAACCAGCCGTACTTAAACTCGCTCACTCGTGCGTCCGTTAGTGTGCCGTAGTGGTCTAGTGATGAGATGCCGTTGCACTTGTCGCATTGCAACTTGATGATTGCGCTCATCGGTTGTACTCATTGACTGAACTAATCCAGCACCAACCAGCCACACCCATGAGGATAAGGCTAAGAAGGAACGAGGACTCCAGCGTGAAGAACGAACCGAGACAGAACACGAAGCCAGAGAATGTGCGTGCCTTGTAGTTCATCTGGCGTGGTGCCTGCCCTAGCCTGTCTCTCACCGCTTGGGTACGGGTGCGTATGTCTAGTGGTTTGTCCCATGATTTTACTGCGGGGTGGTTAGGTGAATAGCGTTTCATTCTACTTCTTCCTTCTCCCACATCTGTGGGTGTGTAATAAAGTTGCCTTCGTCTGTCATCTCGGTAGCGAATAGTTGTTTAGTTCCGATGTACTGAACGCCTTCCATGTGGCGTACTGCCTTGACGCAAGACTGAAAGATACTTACTGCCTCATCAAAGTTTTCCACATCGGTTAGTTCATATGTCACTTGTGCTGTCACGATAATGTTCATGCGCTGTACCTGTGTGTGTCGTAGCAACCCTCACAACGAGGGTCGCTGAACTCTTTGTTACCGCACACTTCATCGGGGTCTACCTCTGTCTCGCAATCCACACAGATGTGGTTGCCGTCCTCATTGGTATCCCAAACATCTTCTATCGCTTCAACGGTGCAGGCAAAGTTGTCACCGCTACTTGGGTTCGCTTCACCGAACTCTGACCACGCCTTGTCTTGCGCATCATCTTCATTGTCTGCCTCTACTCTTACCGAGTAGTGGAAGACCACATTGTATTCTTTCATTTCGTATTCCCCTTCTAGGATTACCTACTGCTACACCCCTTCGGTGTTGCATGGTGGGTGGGGGAGGCTCGCACTCCCCTGCGTGGAATTGTTTTCACAACTCCCTAGTCACCCGACTCTAACTAAGCAACCTTCTGCTTGTCAAGTATTTCTTTTGTTGGTAGTAGCCAGTCAATCAGATGTTCCGCTTGACCTTGAATAATATAATCAACCGAGTAACCCCAAGTGCTTACCTTCGCAAACGAGATTGAACACTTCCATCGTTTCTGCCACGCACTACGAAGGCAATGATAGAACTCTCGTGAATGGACATCACGCCTGTCACCATTGGTTTGTTTAGGTGGCACCGCACAGTGCGCCAACTCATGCGCTAATACTTCCCATACCCTGCGACTGCGTTTGATACTTTGGTCAAGGTCTACATTGACTTGAATGTGATTACCAAAACTGTATGCGTGACCATACTGCCTGCCACGATTCTGCCCACGCACAATCTTGATGGTGGGTAGCGGTCTGCCATTGTGGTATTCCGACATCATCGCCCATATCTTTTCCGCTTCTTTGTGTATCATCTTCTTTCGTTCAGCGTCTATGCGTTGCTGTTCTTTTGCTGGTTCTAATTTCTTAGACGCTGTTATGCGTTTGGTTTTTATTTTGATTGCCGTCTTTTGTTTTGCTTCTTGCCTTTTCTTTTCTAATGCTGGTGCCACTCGTTGAACCAACTTGCCTGTGTCTGCTGAACATGGCAAGCAGTAACGCCTTACATCATTCATTCGTGGTCTTGATGGTGCCAGTAGTCCGCTATTGCAGACCTCGCATTTCCATCTGACATTTTGTGTAGCCATTATTTCCCCTTTCTTTTTATCAAGCCCTTCAACTTGATATCCCAACTGTAACACAGTTCATGTTACTTGTCAAGTCTTTTATTTTCCTTGCCCCGTAAGGCTTAGATTGTTTGCACACTACAACTATAATTTATAGGTAGTCACACCATCATGCTCAAGTCAGGACGGATAACCCGTTCCACCCTGATGTCCTTACACCCAGCAACAACCCAGTCAGTAGCAACTACCACCGCCTCGTTCCATGAGAGGTAGAAGTCGTGGACTTGTGTGTCCCCTACCCATACCGTGTACTTCTGTGTACTCATGACTTGACCTCCTCTTGTTCTTCGCAAGTGGCGAGCATCGCCCCGACAATTTCTTCCTTCGTTGCGGACATAGGTAGCGTCACCGTTGGTGAGTCAAACCCAATCCCCATAATTACTATCTCGCCCATGTCTATGCCACCACTTCTTCAACGATGCTGTCGTAATACTGTTTGGCATCTCGCAAGGTACCAAGCAGACTGATAAATGCTTCCATGTCTCCGACCACCATCGTCTGATAATAACCATGACGGTTCACATCTTCTATCCTTAGCCCAAGAGATAAAGATTTGCACACCTCGGCAAAATCTTCCGTAAGTTGTTTCTTTTTTTGTACGGTATCTAACCGTTCAAGTTCCCACTTATCTTTCTGTTCGTGATATTCAACGATGGACTTGTACGCTGTTGTCGTTAGGTACCTAGCCAACACCCGTTCTGCTCTACCCTTCCTGTCGTTGTAGGAATAGTTGATGATGTCCACCCACATACGGTCAGGCTTCTTGTCCCACTTGCTGTACCCTGTGCGTCCTGTCTCGGTATGAAACCCGACAACCACACACTCGGCTTGTGATGTGCCCTCGTACCTTCGGTACATGAACACTTGTTCTTTGTTCTTAGACCATTCGGTCAAGACTTCTTTTGTTTGCATTTTGTTTACCCTTCTACTTCTTCAATGGTCACAAAGTTTTCGTCATGTTCAGTAGCACGAGCAGTTATTGCTTGGGGCAAGTCATCAAAATCTCGCTCAAGTCTTTCCTGATTATGTTGATACTTGTCAATGAAACTTTGCGCTTCTTCTTTACTGGTGAAATCCCAGCCTGTGTATTTGATGCCATATGTAATGGTCACCTTGTATTGTGTTGTCATTTTGTATCCCCCTTCAGAGATTGTTTTTGTTTTGTTATGTATAACTCTATCATACTGTTAGACGGTTGTCAAGAGTATTCTTTGTGACTTTCGTCACACTCACTCAATGTTTCCCGTGAAACATCTACTTGTATAGTACAACTATAAATTATAGGCTATCCTTCGTATGTCTCGGCGTGGTCACCTTCTCGCTGTATAGTTCTCCGATAATCCCACTGAGTCGCCCTATCTCGCTGTTCATGGTGTTCACAAGTGCCACAAGATTAGTCGCCCCTGATACTGATAGGCGCATTACTTCGGGTGTCCGATACCCCAAGTGATTATCTATGCCCCATAAAAGCAGGCTCTCATCTAGTCGCAGTAGTGCGCTGTCTAGGTACTGTTGTTCTGTTGGTTGTGTTGTCATGACCTATCCCTCACAACTCATAAGTTCTGTAATCCAGTCCTCAACTTGCTGTGGATGGTCTGCCCATTCCTTCAACGCATCACCTAAGTAGTCTGCCTCTAGATAACCGAGCCGTACATCGTGGCTCATTGTCTCCCCGTAGTTGTCCTCTGACCACCCGATAATGTCTAGCATTAGATTGAATGGGCGTTGTGCGTGGTCGTAGTTCAGTGACCACTCAAATAGAGCCTTTACTTCTGTTGGGTGCCACTTGGTTTCGTCCTCTAAGAACTCCCAGATATCTTGTGCTTGTGTCTCTGCACTCATGCGCCCATCTCCTCACAGAATGAATCTTCTAGGTATTTTAGGTTCGTGTGAATGGTTACTTGCCCGTCCTCGTCAATGCTTACGGTGGCATTAGGTGCCCCCACATTGGCAAGTGCTGTTAGCAGTTCTGATAGTTGTATCATGTTGCCAATGATGTTTTCTCGTGACGCTCTTGCGTGCTCTGTTTCTGTTGTCATTTCTATGCCTCTTCCCATTGTGCAATTCTTGCCCATAGTTCCATCTTGGTGCCTGCCTTGACTGTCTGCTCATAGTTGAGACAATGCTGACTTAGGTAGTAGCCCGTGTTCCCCAGTTGAGGCGTTAGCCCTTCTAGGTCGTCCTCGTCCTTTGCTTTCTTGAGCCTGTCATAGTCCTTCTGTAGTTGGAATATGAGAGTACCTAATTCACTGATGGTGTCTCGTCGTGCGCTTCTTGCGCACTCTATTGGATTTATTTTGTTTTTCATTTTGTTTGCCCCCTTCAGGACTTGTTGTTGTTGTAACTCTATCAACCGTGTAACGGTATGTCAAGACTTTATAGTGTGACTTTCGTCACTTGGCTATTCCATTGCACAGAGAACACTTGTGGTCTCCCCCGTAGCGTGTATCCCATGCCCATCTGATGCCCGTCTGTTGTGCCTCCTCTAGTCGTGCATCAACATTAGAGCCGTACTTAGGGTGAACTTCCCAACGGGTCTCCCCACAGTCATCACAGATAAGTTCCTCTGAATCGGTGTTCGCTTGAAAATATGTCATCTCTAGTCCTCTACTTCTGTCCATGTCCAACGGCTCGCCATGCTCTTAGCCCATTTAGAGCCGTACACAGTGTGCACCCCGTCAGTGTTGCGAATGTGCCCCTCTATGTGTTCGGGCGTTATCTCACTGACCCACACACACATTGCCCGTAACGGCTCGCTATCTGAAAAGCCCGTGACCCTGTACCGCCTGCCTATCTGTATCGGAAAGTCGGGGTCTATCCCTAACTTTGTTAGATTGTTTTCGTATTCTGCCCGTGTCATGTCTAGCCCTCACATTCCCGACATAGTTGCTCGGTGTCGTGGAAGAACAGCGCCACTCGCTCGTCACACTTGTCACACCAGTGGCGTGTTTCGGTGGTTCCGTCTGTGTAGTGAATGTAGTAGTCCATTAGTTCACCCCACAAGCCGCAGCGAAACGGTCCCTATCAAAATTAGAGTTATCTGCCTTGAAAATATCGGCAAGGATAAGTACAATATCCTGTACTGTGTTGGTGATAGGTTCCGCTTCTTCTTCGGTGAATGTGTTCACCATTGCTATTTGGTAATCTTGTAACGCTTTGGCTATGGCGTTGTAGTGTTTGCGTGTCATTGTTGTAGCCCCTTCAGACTTGTTGGATATCTGCCATCATCAGGCACAGTAGATAATCTCTGTGCGACTCCTCACGGAGTTTCGGCTAGTCTTCTTCCCCTTCTTCCCAATCGTGGCAATCTCCCGACCCCTCGCAAGGTTCCTCGCATAGTTCCCACACTGTGTATTTCATTCCACATTCGTAGCACTTCATATTTTCCCTTTCGTTATGTTGTTATCACTCTATCAAGTGTGTAACACTTTGTCAAGTAATATCTCTGTGACTTTCGTCACACTCTCAGTGTTGCTCTATTTCTAGGGCTTCACCTTGATAAATCAAGCGTAACACAGTATGAAAGGAATGTCAAGTCAATTCCATGTGACATCCGTCACACCACTATTGCAAGCAAGGTGCTAACTACTGCAAGCACTAGGCGGTACTGTTGCTAGCAGACGATGCACCCCTTAGTTTTGTTAGGAGACTCTGTGGGGGGTGGCGTGACGAGACTTGCCTACCTACCAGTTGGTAGTTGCAGATGCAACTAACTAAACTAGTTGCTGTGTGCAGTTTTGTAGCGCAACTGGGGCTATGCCGAGCCGCCCCCCCTGGTATACATTGAGTATTGGGACAAATACAGAACCACTCTTTTGCTGGGTGTGTGGTTGGGTGTCACTGTGTGTGGTGGGTCGTCACTCTGCGTGGTGTTGTACGGTTGGCGAGGGAGGGAGGAGGAGTCTCCAAACTGGAAGGTCACCTGCTTAAGTTGGCAAGGAAAGAAAAAAAGAAATTCACCGACTTGGAAGTTGGACCTAGACTTTGATGTTGCTTCTTTGCAAACAACCGCTGGCGTAGCCAAGGGCGTTAGCCGCTTTAGCGGAACCTGATGACTAGCAGACTGGTCTTAGCCTCCCCCACGGTTTAGATACCAAACTGATACCAAGGTCGCCGTAGCCAAATTCTTTTAGCCGACACCTGAAAGGTTGAACATATGTCGTTGTTCACGCTGCTTGAATCTCTTACACAATAGGGGAACAACCATCTGTTTCAGATGTTCTTGATTGCAGGATTCATCTACCCCAGTTACCTGGTGTGAAATGCCCCGTACCATGCAAACGGTATACAGCCATGCGAGAAATGAACTTGTGCGACGAAGCATAGCAGGTGGTGTTATTGTTTCCAACATGAAATCAAAACCTGTTTGGGAAAAACCAAACCCTAAAAAGAAATCTACTCCTCTCTCTCCTGCTCAAAAGACAGCAGCGAAAGCACGGGCTAAGAAGGCGGGTCGTCCGTACCCGAATCTTGTTGATAACATGGCTGCATCCCGAAACAAAAAAGGAAAGTAACATGCCACAGGTAGGAAAAAAGAAGTTCCCATACACAGACGCTGGAATGAAAGACGCTAAAGCAGCGGCTAAAAAGTCTGGCAAAAAAATGGTGATGGCTCCTAAAAAGAAAAAGTAATGGCAGCAAAGAAGGACCCACGACTGGAACGGGCTGGGGTGTCTGGGTTTAATAAACCTAAAGCAACTCCTAAGCATCCAACTAAATCTCATGTTGTTGTAGCCAAAGTCGGTAGCGAAGTGAAACTAATCCGCTTCGGACAACAAGGTGTGTCAGGTTCCCCTGACGGGTCTGCACGCAACAAAGCGTTCAAAGACCGTCATGCTTCTAACATTGCTAAAGGAAAAATGTCTGCTGCGTATTGGGCTGACAAAGTTAAGTGGTAGAATAAAACCTACATGGGAACAAAACGAATTGTTCCAGTACAAGACAAAGTTAAGTTCTTTGCTCTCATTTCCGCTGGACGAAACATTAAAGACGCTTGCGCTGAGGCGGGTATCCACTACAACACAGGTAGTAGATGGGTTAAGAAGGCTAAAGAACTAGAAGCAGGGCATAAGTCTGCTGTTCATAAAGCCGCTACTGGTGCTGGGTCTGGTGGTCGCCAAGAACTGCAACACATGAACTTCATGGATGCCATTGATATGCCATCCGCTATCCCTCATGACATGCTTTCCGAGGAAGCCTTACGAGGGTTGGAAGATTTTGATTACTTCCGTCGCCGTTATCTAGGGCGAGTGCCAAGTCCGTGGCAGGTTGAAGCCGCTGTGACTCTTGTAAAACTGTTGGAGTCCGAAGAAAAAGAATTTGTAGTAATTAATGTCCCACCAGGAGCAGGTAAGTCCACCTTGTTTCATGATGTGGCTGTGTGGGCGATAGTACGCAACCGACGGGTACGAGTCATGATTGGGTCTGTGTCTCAGAACATGGCGAAGATGTATTCCCGTCGTATCCGTGAAACTCTAGAACGAGTATCACCAATTCTCCCAGACCCAGGCATGGTTCAAAAGGGATTAGCAATAGATGCAGAAGGATGTTTAACAATTGACTACGGAAGATTCAAACCAGTGGACAAAGGTGCGCTTTGGCGTGCCGATGAGTTCGTCGTGGAGCAACTTGACGGAAATGGTTTGGACAACAAAGAGCCAACTGTCCGTGCATACGGAATTGAAGCAGAGTTCATTGGGCACCGAGCCGACCTATGCCTCTTTGACGATGTTGCCTCACCTGACAATGCGAGAGAAAGCGTGGCTAGGGACAAACTTTTGGAAAGATGGGACGGAGTGGCAGAAGCCCGTTGCGACCCAGGCGGGTTGTTGGCTGTTGTCGGGCAGAGACTCGGTTCGGGGGACCTTTACGCTCATTGTCTCGCCAAAGAAACATACGACATTGAAGAAGATATCAATTACGATGGGTCAGATGTCCATACCCCTGAAGATGTATCTGAAGGTGTACCAGTACGGCAAAAAAAGTACAGGCATATTGTCTATCAAGCGTATTATGAAGAACTTGACACGGGTAAAGAATCTCGTTCTTTCAAATCTTTACCGTATCCAGACGGACCGCTACTAGACCCCAAGCGTCTACCGTGGAAAGACCTATCTTTCATTAAATACAACAAACCAGATGTATTCAAAGTTGTATATCAACAAGAAGACTTGGACTTGGATTCTAAACTGGTACAACGCACATGGATTACTGGTGGCATGGGGCTAGATGGGGTGGACTACCCAGGATGTGTAGATGGTGACCGCCAACCAGGGTATATCCCTGAAGGTTTAGCCCACCCGTGGGTATCTATCGTCGCTGTAGACCCCTCACCTACAATGTTTTGGGCGTTTGTGTGGATTATTTACCAGCCGAACACGAACCTTTACCATGTTGTAGACATTGAACGAGTCAAACTATCCGCTGAAGAAGTGCTTGGTTATGACACCATGACTGGTGAATACTCAGGGCTGATGGACAGGATGCAGGAACGCTCATACCAAATGGGCTACCCAATCTCGCATTGGGTTGTAGAGATTAACGCAGCCCAGCGTTTCCTTCTGGCTCACGACTTTGTACGCAAATGGCAAGCCCTACACCGAGTCAATGTGATACCACACACCACAAGCCGAAACAAACTAGACGAATCCCTAGGTGTGGAAGCACTACTGCCAGCAGTTATCAGGTCAGGCGCACTACGCCTACCGTCTATGAAGGGCAACTGGAAGACCCTTGCAGCCACAGACGAGTTAACTAAATGGTCACGAGACAAGAAACACGGCACCGACATTGTTATGGCACTATGGATGGCACTACTCAACTTGCCGAACCTCACAGAATCCAAACCACCACCCCGCCAATGGCGACCATCCTGGCTTAAGTAAGGCTAATATGTTATCGTTGCATTGTTTGAGTCACACTAAAGGTCACGCATGAAATCAGTTGAAGAAATAGTTGACCTCTACCGCCAGCGTGTTACTGCCCAAGGTCCTGTTCTCAGCCAAATGCGTCAGGTACGCCAACTCGCTAACGGTGATGTGGTTGTTCCACTAAACGAATTAGACCGCAACACTAAATCTTCCGTTGCAAACCTACTGGTACAGGGTCTTGACCAGATGTCTATGCGTGTATCAAGCACCATGCCAGTGCCTTATTTCCCTGCTTTGCGTGAAGGTTCAGACCGTTCAATGCAGTTAGCCCGTGACCGTAAGCGTGCAATGCTTTCTATCTGGGACCAGAACCGCATGAACATGAAGATGCGTCGCCGTGCCCGCCACTTACTTGCATACAGCAACTCACCTATCTACATCAAACCTAACTTTGATAAGCGAATCCCAGAGTGGCAGTTACGCAACCCGCTTGATACCTTCCCTGCGCCCGTTGCAGACATTGACAACCCAGTCCCAATGGATTGTATTTTTTCTTATAGCCGCACATACGCATGGTTAACCCAAAACTTTGGTCCAATGATTAACGGCACACTGCGTGTAGGACAACCACAACCAGATGACATGTTCACCGTATTGGAATATGTATGTGAAACTGAAGTAGTTACCCTTGTTATGGGCTATGAAAAAGAGCGTGACCCTATCAGCGGTAGTGCCTACTTTGGTTCCCCGTCGGTAGAACTATCCCGTGTCAGCAACCGTACAGGTATGCCACTTGTTATTGTTCCTCAACGAATTACTCTTGACAAACCACACGGACAATTTGATGGTCTACTTGGTATGTACTACACCCGTGCCCGTTTGCAAGCCCTCACTGAAATCGCTATTGAGCGTGGCATCTTCCCAGATGAATACCTTGTTGCACGACCAGGAGAAAACCCAGAGATTATTCAAATCGCTGACGGTAAAACAGGGCAACTTGGTGTTGTCAAGGGTGGAGATATTCAAATACAACAGTCCAATCCTGGGTACAAAACAGACTCAGCACTAGACCGTTTAGAGCGTCAAGAGCGCCTTGAAGGTGCAATCCCCGCAGAGTTCGGTGGAGAATCAGGAACCAACATCCGCACAGGTCGCCGTGGTGACAGCGTATTGGCAGCAACCGTGGACTTCCGTGTTCAAGAAGCCCAAGAAATCTTTGCATCATCCATGATTGAAGAAGATAAAATTGCTATCGCTATTGAAAAAGCCTATTGGGGTGCCAACGCTAAATCATTCTTTATGCCAGGTATGGGCGGTGGAATCAAAGATTACACACCAAACAAACTATGGGAAACAGACTTCCACTATGTTGCGTACTCTGCCGCTGGTTCAGATGTCAACAACCTTATTGTTGGTCTTGGTCAGCGTCTCGGTACAGGACTTATGTCTAAAGAATCAGCCCGTGAAGCAGACCCTCTCATCTCAGACCCAGAACTAGAGAAGGACCGTCTCGTTGCTGAAGGTATTGAAGCCGCTTTGTTGTCTTCTATTCAGACACAAGCAGCAGACCCGAACGGTCCATACCAACCAGATGACCTTGCATACATTGCTACACAGGTACAATCAAACAAGATGAGCCTTTCGCAAGCAATCATGGCTGCACAAAAACGAGCACAAGAACGACAGGCTGCACAAGCACCAGTTGGTGCACCAGAAACAATGCCAGGTTTATCAGCACCAGGCATGGGTATGGAACAACAGCCAATGGGTCCACCACCAGAAGGCATGGACGCAATGCTTGCACAACTTGGAGGTGGCGGTGCAGCAGCATCAGCACAACCATCAAGCCCTGGCGGTGTATTAAGTCTCGCAAATAGTTTAGGAGGGTAACCAACTATGGCAAATGAATATCCGAACAGGTCAGACCTGCGTAATCCAGCAAAGAAAATTGCTAAGACCGCAGCAAAAGGACAACCATACGGGCAAGCAGGTGCACAAATGGCATCACAATCAGCAGTCCCTATGGCTCCATCCCCGTCAGCAGTAGTGCCATCGGCACCGTCAGCGCCACCTATACAACCAGGTGGCTTAGGTGCGTTTAGCCGCCCAACAGAACGACCTGACGAACCTGTAACTGCGGGTGCATCTTTCGGTCCAGGTCCTACACCTGGCAGAGAGTTTGTTGTTCCTGTTGCTGGCGACGCTGTGTTGAATGAACTGCGTGGTTTGTACCAGGCTTTTCCTATACCTGAACTCGCAGACATGCTTGACTCGTATGTGCGAGAGGGATATTAAATATGGCTTTGTCGCCTTTTGACCCAGTTAACGAAAACCAATCAATAGCAAACGCAGTATATAACAGGGACCAAGTATCAAGCACCGCTAAATCTGCTGACCCTGTAGTTGCTAAACGCATTGCAGAGATATATAAAAAGTCTCCGTATATACCAGCAAACATTATTCTTGCTATGGCTAAACAAGGCATATCAGACGACGCTGTTAATGCCATATCTCCCGCTGCTGCAAAACAATCTCTTGAATCAAATGACCCTAATAAAAAGAAAAACAAATCTTGGTTTCAATCCAATGTGACAGACAACTTTAAAACAGTTTCACGATGGTCATTTGCTGCGTTGCAGGCTGTACCAGACATGGCACAGAACCTTGCTGCAGAAGCGTTCTCACCTAACGACCCTGCTGGTATGGATGGGTTCTTCAGGTCCACACAATTAGGGACAATGCTTGCTGCACAACAAGGTGCAACAATGGATGTAAAGAACGCCGACGGAACCATTACTAAAAAACCAATTGATGTGGGTGAAGGTTTCCTTATTGGTCAAGAAGCATTAAAAAACCAGGCTCAAAAAGCCCGTGAATTTCGTGGAGAAATAAATGGTCACGCATGGACAGTAGGTCGTGGTGCTGCACAGATGGCATTTAAACCAGGTTCTAAACCATACAGTTTACTATCAGGGTTTGTTGACGCAGCATTTAACATCGCTACAGACCCAACAACATATTTAGGTCCAGCCCTTAAAACAGCAAAAGCAAAAGGCGCTATCATCCCCGCACTTGTGGGCGAAGAAGCAATGTCTGCTGCAACAAAGATGGCTTACAAAGGTGCGGCTGGTTTGACAGCAGCAGAAACCGCAGCGTTTGATGCTTCTAAATTTGGTCAGTTCATTACTCAAGACCCACGAGCAGTACGCCTCACAGAAAGACTTGCTGCTGTAGGTGCAGACACAACTAAAAGTATTGAACAAAAAACTTTAGACATCCTTGAAGAATTCAAAGACACTATTAGTCCTGAGATAGCAAAGAACTTTGCCGAAGCAGACGACATAGATAAAGTTAAAGGATTACTTGGTGAAGCCTCGGCACGCCTAGGTAAAGACCCTAACGAGGTCAGACTAACCACTGATATCCGTGACTTCAGCATGGCTAAAGGAAAATTTGGCACGGCTTTAGATGACACAACAGAACGCATCCCTTTGTTCCGCAACATTCGCAACAGTAAATGGTTTACAGAAATGCCAGCAGGCAGTGTAATCATTGGCGGTTCAGGGATGGACCGAACCAAAGCAGTCCGTACATATTCCAACTATCTAATTGGTGCTGGAATTAAAAAAGGTAGCGAAAAATACACGACAGTTATGGACGAAATCGTTAGGGCTTACAGTCTGACCGACCCTGCTGTAGCCCGTGACGCAGTACAAGAAGCGTTCAATGGTGCTTTCACTACCGTCTTTAAAGAGTTCGGTAGAACAGAAGATGCTAACACTGTCCTTGCAAGAGTCATTGAAGCATCACGAGAAGAACTAACAAGAGTTCGCACATACACTATTGATGAAGCAGGCATTGTTACTGACGGTGGTGCATTCCAAGCAATGCGGGCAGATATCCCCGATGAAATTCTTGGGCAGTTCCGTCCTGACCAATGGGACAATTTGGTATTCCAAGGTCCAGGTTCTTTAGGTGAACTAGCAGATGAAATGTTTATTTTACCCGACTACCGTCAAGTTCGCCGTCTTGCTGGTTCAATGAAGTTTGCTACAACCAATAAGGCTGGTGACCAGCGTGGTCTTTTGACCCTTGCAGAGTTTGTTCAGAACGAAGTTTGGAAACCACTAACGCTTGCAACTGGTGGGTACCTCATGCGTAACTTGGCTGACTCGCAAGTGCGTATTGCCATGACTGGTCTTGATGGTATATTCAACCACCCTATTGATTACATTCGTTGGTCAATCAAGCGTGGTAAAGGATTTGCCGATGTGATGGGTGATGATTTTACCGCATCCGCCGACGAACTTGCTGGTGCATGGGCTAAGGAACAACCAGAATATGTAGATGCCATGACATACGGCATCAATCAACACTATAAAGACACTGTTGCTGCCCAAGAAAGAAACCTTCTTACTGGCAACTGGAGTCCTGTTAACCGCACTACCGATGCTAAAGCGCACACAACTGGTTATGTAGATAACTTGCGCCTACTTAACTTTGACCCTATCAATGGGCAAATTGCTAAGTTCATGGCTGCTGGTGACACAGAAGCAGAAGCACTAACTAAAGTTGCGGATTGGCTTAAGTCCCCTGCTGCCACTCCACAACGAAAAAAACTTATTGAGTATTTAAAGCAAGGGGTAAAAGTAGTAGACCCTAGTAGCCCCAACGATTATGGCTACATAAGATTCCCAGGTGAAATATCAGACGAAACATTATCTGAATGGGTACATAAACTTTCCTCCACAAAAGTAAACACAATTGCTCGTGGAGATAATGAACTAACAATCATCGCTGCACACAACAGAGTGCCAGTAACCATCGCAGATATGGACGGAACCTTTACTGCTGTACGCCCAGAGATTCTAGACACCCGTGACCTACGCCCAAGAGATTTTGTTTCAGGCGAAGGCGACATTGGTTCCATTATTAAACTTGATAACGGCAACGAAGGTGTTGTCTTAAGCAAGACAGGGACAGAACTTAAAGTACAAGAAGTACATCCTGGTTCGGCATTTGCTGAAAGCGGTTTAGGTTCGTCATACTTGCGTACATTGATTGACCAAAAAGGTCTTGAAGGAAAACTTGCTGAAACAGTTAAGCGAGCAGAGCGTGGCATATCTGAAGGTCCATCATCTGCTGGTCAAAAAGCAATGGATGTTAAAAACCATTTCACAGATAAAATCTTTAAAGACCTGTTCGGTACTATCACACAGAAACTTGAACGCTCCCCAGTGTTCCGCCAGTTTTACTATCGTGAAGTAGCCAACAGCGCTGAACTTCTTGCCCCTGAAGAAGCACAAAAACTTCTTAATCGTATTGATGACATGGTTGAAGAACTTGGCATCAAGGCTGAAAACTATGTTGGCGATAAAAAGACTTTAAAGAAACTTAAAGAAATAGCAGCATCGTCTTCTGACGCAACTGGCACACTTGAAGAACTAGACAACTACGCCAAGGCTGTAGCATTGCGGTCTTCTAAAGAGGCTTTGTTTGACGCAACAACGAGAAACAACCTTCAAGATGTTCTGCGCATTGTTGTCCCATTCGGTACAGCATGGACAGAAGTTCTTGGTTCATACGCCCGCATCGCTGTTGAAGACCCTACCCGTATCCGTCGTGCCCAACTCATATTTGAAGGCGGACGCAAAGCAGACATGGGAATTGTTGGCGGTCAAGAAGGACAAGGTTTTTTCTATCAAGACGCAACCACAGGCAAATACAGTTTTAACTTCCCAGGTTCAGGTTCTTTAATGAAACTTGCTACTGGTATTGATGCGCCACTACAGGCAAAGGTGACAGGTTTATCACTTGGATTCAACTTCAACCCAGGCGTAGGTCCAGTATTCCAAGACCTAGCCTCACGAATAATCCCAGACACACCAAAGACCGACTGGATAGTAAGCATACTCCTGCCTTACGGCAGAACAAAAGGCGTTCAGTTGATGCCTAGAATTTTGACCCAACTAGACCAAATTGTTCGTAGCGACACAATGAATCTTGAAACTGTATACGGTAATACATATATGGAAACGCTTCGTGTGTTGTCTTCATCTGGTGAATATGATTTAAACGACGAATCAGAAAAAAACAAATTAATGGCTGATGCTAAAAGTAAGGCTCGCATCATTACGGCTTTAAGAGCCTTGGGACAATTCATTGGACCGACAAGCCCGTCAGCAGAGTTTGGTGTTGAAACTAAGGCTGGCGACTTTTACGCCACCCAACTAATTAAAGAGTTTCAAAAACTACAATCAGAGAACTACGACACAGCCGTTAAAAGATTCCTTGAAATCCACGGCAACGACGCACTGCTTTACCTGTCCAACAAAACCGAGTCAGTATCTGGTGGTTTAGAAGCCAGCGAACAGTTCGGTGACTGGGAACGAACCGACGGCAAAGACATCATGGAAGCCTTCCCCGATGTCGCTGGATTCATGGCTGAAGGCGGAGATGATTTCTCCTTTGAAGTATGGTCACGCCAGTTACGCCAAGGCAAAAGAAAACGACTTACAGACCGTGAGATGATTGACGCTGCCCAATACAAGGCTGGTTCTGCCCAGTACCGTGAACTACGCAAACAACTTCCAGCCAACCCTTCATCCCAGCAGTCTGCTTGGTTGCGGTCATGGCGTATTGAACTCAACAAGGAATATCCTGGTTTCCCTGTTGTGGCACAGTTCAACCCTGGAGAGTTCCCAGACAAAATTGACAAACTTAACAAGATGCTTGAATCACCATCCTTGAAAGATAACGACATTGCTGATTCAACCAGGACATACCTTGAACGCCGTAAAGACGCAGTAGACCAGTATGTTCTGGCTGGTGGTGCCGAAGGTGGCTTTGCTACAGCCAACGCTGCTGCTCCTCTTCGTGAATGGTTGGCACAATGGGGTAGAAGTCTTGTTAATGAAACCCCAGAGTTCGCTAGAATCTATGACAGACTTCTTTCTTACGAGGTAGAGCAATAATATGGCAGAGAACACAACAGACCCAAACGCACAAAAACCATCCTTGACTGCACCGATGGCAGTCATGAGTAGTGGCGGGGGCAACAGTTTACTGCCAACCCAAAAACTTAACCCACGCCAAGCCACCAATGTTGCTGAAGGAATCGTTGTAGCAAAAGAGGACTATACCCCACAAGGGTATGTAGGTCAAAACCTTGTAGATAAAACTGGCACCATTTCCCGTGCACAGTACGGCAACGAAGCCTATGCCCAACTTGCAGAATTTAAATCAGTTAAGGAACGACAAAACTTTCTTGAGCGTTTACGCCAAGTAGGTCTATACGGCAACAGTAAACCATCTCAAACTGGGTTTGAAAGCCGAGACCTTGGAGCCATGCAGGATGCTTTGAATTGGGCTAACTGGCGTGGCTACACAATTGATGTTGCTGCAACCCTAATGGCTACAGAACTACCAAAGGTAGCAAACGGTGGCAACCGTATCCGCACTACACCCAAAGAAGATTTACGGGCTGTGTTTAAAAACGCTGCTGGTTCTATTCTAGGTCGTCAGTTGTCTGATAAAGAGATTGAAAAGTTTGTTAAGTCTTACAACCAAAAAGAAACCAACGAAGCAGGCGGTGGAGCATTTGCACCTACTGCTTCTGTTGCTGCTGAACAGGCTGTCATGGGTGCTGCCCCCGCCGAAGCGCAAGCAATGGGTGCTTTGAGCCTGACAAACATTTTTGACAGCGTAATTAAAGGACTTGGCTAATGGCTGATTATATTCCAAACCCCAACTTTTACAAGAACCAAGTAAAAGAACAAGAGAAGTTTAAGAAGAAACTTGAAGGTGCTTCTTACGATACAAGCAAGCGTGGCTACACGGTTGATGGGAAGTTCTATACACAAGCACAACTTGATGCAGCGGTGAGTGCTGTAGCCCCAAAGATTGCTGCCATTAAAGAAGAAGAAAAAAGAGAAGGCAAGTACGGTCCTACTTACAGTAAGAACGCTAAACCAAACGCACAAGGTGTTGCATACCAAAAACTTTTAGATGTTGCAGAAAATATAGAAGTTAAAGATTACCAATCTTCTGTTGACAGTCTTGAAGCATGGAAAAAGGTAGAAGATTTTCTTTCTAAAAACAATGATGTTCGTGTCGTCCAAAATGTTGATGCGATTGTAAACAACGAACGAGGTAGAAGTGTCCGCCGTGCAATCCCAGCACTTATCAAAATTGGTGCAGATGCTCATGGTCAAGCCGTTTCTGAAGCGGTATCTCTTGCTGAAAGTTACATAGAAAAAGGCGTTGTTGAAACAACCCGTGTCCAAACATACGGTGAGCCTGGTGCTGCTAATGCTGCTTACACAAACAAAACAGATATTCTTGATGAACCTGTTTTAACTGCACGACAAGCAGAAGTTGATGCTATTAAAAATCGTCAGGCTGTTCCAACTTCTGTTAAAAACATTGCTCGTAAACAACCAAGTAAAACAAAAACCATTGGTGTCACGCCAGCGGTAACTACCCCTGTTGGTTCTGCTGGTCAAACGGTTTCTGAACCTAGCACTATGGGTGTTCGCCAGTTTGAAGAACAGTCAATGGCTGCTTACAATAAAGCCAACCCTAAAAAAGTTACTAGACCTAGTGGTGGTACTGGTGGTACTGGTGGTACTGCAGGCGGTGGCGGTGCAACTCCTAAAGTTAAAGTTGACTGGGAAGCCAAGTTCCGTGAAATGTTCCCAAGCGAATCATGGATGCTTGACCTTGACCGCACTAAATACGCCGATGTATTTACATTGTTTCAAAAATCTATAGACGGTGAAGTTTACAAAACCCCAGAAGGTCTAGCCCGTTTCAAAGCGCAACTTGAAGGCACCTCGTTTGTTAAAGAACTTGCGTCCACCGATATGGTGCGTCAAGTTAAATCATTGGTTGGCGATATTTTTGACTCAACACCAATGAACAGTTTTCTTACTAAAGCCATGAACATGGGTTGGAAAGACACAACGCTCAAGCAAGAGGTTTATAAAGAAGCGTTCCGTAAAGATGACACTGGTGCTTATGTAAACCCTACGGCTATTAACCGTGCCAAGGTTTCAAACGATTACCTTACTGTCGCTAAAATTGGAACATCATATTTTAGTACGGTTGCAGACGAGACAATTCAGAGCGTCCTTACTGGTGGTCTGGCTCAACAAGACATTGAGCGTCAACAGCGTGAACTAGCCAAAACAAAATACAGCCACCTATCTAACCTGTTAGAACAAGGTTTTACGATGCAACAACTGTCGTCTTCCTTTAGGGACCAGACAGCACGAATCCTAGAGAAAGACCCGAACTCTATTGACATGAGTCAGGCTGACTATGAGCAGGCGTTTAACTTTGGTGAAGAGGGAAAGAAGCGCATGATGTCTACAGGTGAGTGGGAAATTAAACTACGCTCTGACCCACGCTACAACTGGGGTTCTACAGAGAATGCCAAGGATGAGGCTCGTCGTCTTTCGGCTAGTATTTCTCAAGCATTTGGAAAGGTCATCTAATGGCTGACACAGCATTTGACATTATTAAAAAAACTTTACAGTATTACGGTTTAAGTGATGCAAAGTTTCTTGGAGAAGTAGAAACACTTTTTACAGGAAAAGTAATTTCCGACAAATCCACCATTGATGATATTGGTGTTGCCATGCAGAACAGCCCTGCATTTGCCGAACGCTTCCCTGCTAACAAAATTCTAAAAGATTCAGGCAAAGGACAAAAGTCCGTATCAGAGTATTTACGCCTAGAAGCAGATTTTAAAAACATACTTTCTTCTTCTGGTATGCCCCCAGGTTTCTATGATGACCCGAAAGATTTTCAAAACTGGATAGCGAACAACACCTCCCCACTTGAAATTCAAGGTCGCATTGAACAAGGTTACCAAGCAGTAAATAACGCCAGCCCTGAAGTCGTATCCCAATTTGAGCGTTTGTATGGAGTTGGGAAAGGCGACCTCGCAGCCTACTTCATTGACCCAGAGCGAGCAAAGCCAACTTTTGATAGGTACGAAGCCCAGCGTCAAGCCCGTGCAGCCGTCGTAGCAAGCCAAGCACAACAGCAAGCCAACATCGCACTGACGGCAGCACAGTCTGAAGAACTAGTACGAGCAGGCGTGACAAGCCAAGAACAAGCGCAGGCTGGATTCATGGACATCCAAAACCAGCAACAACTATTTGGTACAACCACAGCAGAAGCAGCATCAGGCGAACAAGCCATCACCCAGCAAGAACAAATTGCTGGTGTCTTTGGAACCAACGCTGAAGCCCGCCAAAAAATTGAAGCCCGTAAACGGAAACGCACAGCAGAGTTCCAAGCAGGTGGAAGCCTTCTCGCTAGTCAAGCAGGCAACATCGGTTTAGGCGCAGTAGGGCAGTAGCACAGTACAAAACATTGTGCTAACTTAAGTCTTGACCCCGATGGGGAGACATTGCTAACAGCCCCCCTAGTTAGCGATTGTAAAACGGGGTGTAAATATGTAGCCATCACAGCCCTCCGTTGTGATGTGGACTTAAGGAGAGTGCCATATGTCAAATTTTGAAGAAGATTTCAACGAAGACGACTACGACCAGCCAGCATCTGAAACGAACCCAGTTCGTGCAAGGATGAAGCAACTGGAAAAGGAAGCCAAAGAACTACGCAAACAAGTTGCAGAGTTCGCAGTAACCCAACGAGAGTTGGCTTTTGCAAAAGCAGGGATAGACCCCGCTTCACCACAAGCCAAGTATTTCGTTAAAGGATACGACGGTGACTTAACCCCAGAAGCAATCAGGGCAGCCGCAGAAGAAGCACAACTGATTACACCCCAACCTGTCCAGGTAGACCCAGACAAGGCAGCATGGCAGCAGTCCAACAGGATTGCCGCTGGAGCCGAGACTGCATCTGAAGGACCATCTTGGGTTAAACGAATCAGGGACGCTGAGTCAGCAGAAGAAATTTCTAACATTTTTGCAGAGGCACAAGCCCAAGGTATCAACCTTGGTTAACCAAACCCCCCTCTAAAATTTAAGGAAAAACCCAAATGGCTGATTATTACGCAGCAGAAACAGGCACCTCCAACCTCAATGTTGACCAGGTTGCCTTTGAGAAGTTGGCATACTTTGCCCTTCGTCCAGAAATGTACTTTGACCAGTTCGCAGATGTTCAAGCAACAAACGCAACTAACCCAGGTGCATCCGTTAAGTTCACAGTCTTCGCAGACCTTGCAGCAGCAACCACTGCTCTTGGTGAAGCAGAAGATGTAACTCCAGTCGCCATGAGCGATGCTCAAGTTACTGTGACATTGGAAGAATACGGTAACGCAACTGTTACCACGGCGAAACTTCGTGCTTCGTCTTTCCTTCCTGTGGACCCAGTAGCCGCTAACGCTGTTGGTTACAACGCTGGTTTGTCAATTGACACCATCGCTCGTAACGCTGTCCAGGCTGGAACAAATGTTATTTACGCAACAGGTGGTGCAGTAGCCCCATCTAGCCGTACAACAATCAACACCGATGACACCCTTACCGCTAAAGACATCCGTCGTGCAGTGGCTCAATTGCGTGGAGCGAATGTTCCAACAATTGGTGGCAACTATGTCGGTTTCATCCACCCAGATGTTTCGTATGACCTTCGTGGTATTACAGACGCATCAGGTTGGCGTGACTCATACAAGTACACCAACGCAATGCCTCTTTACAACGGTGAAATTGGTATGTTTGAAGGCGTACGCTTCATGGAGTCGGCTCGTGCCCCTCTGTTCGCAGACGCATCAAACAACTCTGGTGCATCAGGAACCATTGACGCATACGGAACTCTCATCATGGGACAGCAGGCTCTTGCCAAGGCTGTATCTATGGGTGGCGAGTATGGCGCACAGCCAACCATCGTTTACGGAACAGTCACAGACTTGCTCCAGCGTTTCCGCCCAGTCGGTTGGAAGCACTTCGTTGGTTACGCAGTATTCCGTCAGGAAGCCCTTCGTCGTATTGAGTCTTCGTCCAGCATTGGTACGAACGCCTAATAATTTCCGACAAGGAATTAAGCGGAAGCCCCTGCCGAAAGGTGGGGGCTTTTGCTATTCTTAAGACATGACTACCTTCAAACCGCCCACAGATAACTATGTGAACTGGGCATTACCAGGAGAGCGTGGCATCCTTGCTGTCTTAAGACCTGGACGGCGTGGACGCAATGTGTTCAAAATGAACGACGGTTCCTTCACTGAGTTCCAGCCATCAGAACAAGAAGATGTTGCTATTACCTACCACGGTGGTCACATCCACCCAATCACAGCACAAGAAGAAGCAGACCTGCGGGCTGCGGGATACGGAGACTACATTGAAGCATAGGGAAACACATCCAGGTTTGGATGTTGAGGGTTGTTTCGGATGCCGAGTAGCGGGGGTTCAGATGGGGTCTAACTCCACCACCACCAAAGGCGAAGCGGTGTCTCATATTAACCAGCGTGAAAAGAACTGGTCTAAAGATATGCCTGCTTATAAGCGTCTCCGCAAAGAAGGGCTGCAACCTAAAACAATTGACGGCTGTCATGCTGTTGAGCAGTTGGCTACTTCTCGCCACCAAATTGAAGGCACTCCCGCCCCGTTGTGAACTATCAATCATGGGTGGGGTTTAATGACCCTAAGTTGGGGTATGGTTCCATGCTTCAAGGTTTTAAGGATTCGCTTCCTAAGTCTGTAACATTGGATGACCATGCTTCTGTAAGTGTTCACATGCAGGTCCCGTATGCGTGTAAGGGTTGGTTCACGGGTCAGCATCGGGTGTTGTTTTCTATGTGGGAAACCGATGAGTTGCCTGATAATTTTTGTAATTGGTTAAGCCAGTTTGACCAGGTGGTTGTTCCCTGCGAACATAATGTAGAACTGTTCAGTCAGTTTCATAACGATGTTTCCTACTGCCCATTGGGGGTGGACCATAAATTTTGGAAACCAATGCCTAAACCTGATGGGGTGTTTCGTTTCCAAGGTGGCGGGTCGTTATGGAAACGCAAAGGAATGGACATCCTTGTCAAAGCCTTCAACGCTTTGAACCTTCCCGACGCTGAACTACACATCAAAGCAGCCCCCCATGCACAAGATGTCCCCAGCCACAACCTTGGCGACAAAGTGTTTCTCAACAGAACATGGATGACCCCCGAAGAACAACGGTCTTGGTATAACAAAGCAGATTGTTTTGTGGCTCCCGCTCGTGGCGAAGGTTTCGGACTTATGCCGTTGCAGGCTATTGCCAGCGGTATCCCTACAATCGTGTCAGACAGCACAGGACAAGCCCAGTTCGCTCATCTTGCCTTCGGGGTAGTTCCATGCGGTAAATCCAAAGCGGAGACAACAGGGCAGTGGGATGAACCCAACCAGAAGATACTGGAAGAACTGATGATGGAGGCATACACCAACCGTGGCTCCATTAAGCAGGTTGCTATTTCTCGCATCCCCGAAACCAAAACATTCTCATGGTCTAACGCCACCCGCAAACTATTGTCACTCATCCCTGAAGGCACCCTGCTAGACAACCCAGAGTGGGAACCCCCCAAAGTTACTGTTGAAATCCAAGTGAACCGCAAAGTCAAAGCAGACATCGGCACCGAGTCCTACAGTCTACAACCAGGGCAAATCTATGTTGTTTCTGAGAATGTCCATGATGTATTGAAGGATGCGGGATATGTTGTTTAATGCTACAATCTTTGCTGTATGGCTCAACCCGCTGACCAAGACCTAATTATCACTCGTGGTGATACAGAGACCCTCGTCGTGACTATCACGGAAGATGGGTCTACGCCTGTTCCCATTACAGGACGCACCTACACATCTCAGATTCGTACCCAGCAGGACTCCACCACCATCAAGGCATCATTCACTTGCACTGTAACCGATGGTGAAAACGGTAAAGTTACCTGTGTATTGTCTTCCACTTCTTCGGCTGCTTTGTCGGCTGGGCTTTACTTCTGGGATTTACAGGAAAATGCTTCAAGTGTTATCTCCACTATCTTAGCGGGCACAGTCACGGTTCTTGCTGATGTGACGAGGTAGCAATGGCTACAACTAACATCATTGTTACAAGGGCAACTGAAACCGTAGGGTTGATTACTTCGGGAACTGTCACGGTTGTTTCTACTTCACAGTCTGGTCCTCAGGGTGCGACTGGACCGACAGGACCTACTGGTCCCACAGGAGCCGCATCAACGGTTACAGGACCTACTGGAGCCACTGGTGCTAACTCCACAGTAACTGGACCGACTGGACCGACTGGTCCTACTGGTGCTGATTCGTTGGTAACTGGACCTACGGGTGCGCAAGGAGTCACTGGTCCCACTGGTGCAACAGGGGCTGCTTCTACCGTTACAGGTCCTACGGGACCGACTGGAGCCACAGGTGCTGCAAGTACTGTCACTGGACCTACAGGACCGACAGGTGCCGACTCGTTCGTTACAGGACCTACAGGTCCTACTGGACCTACAGGGGCTACAGGCGCAGCCAGCACGGTGACAGGACCGACAGGTCCGACAGGTCCCGCTGGAACAAACGGCATCATCGGGGTTGATGGAGCCACAGGTCCTACAGGACCTGTCGGACCTGTCGGTCCTGTCACC